TTCAGGGTCAATTAATACAAATTCATCATCCTGACTAAGGTCAAGCAAGGGCAATCCATCACAATATACCTGATACATTACAATGAACCACCCTTCCATGTAATTTCAATATCATCATCAGATGATGCACCGATATGAACGATGTTTTCACCCTCTAACAATTTGATGGTATTCAAAACAGTTGTTCCCGATGGAACATGAACAATGACACCATTCAAAGTCAATGTTAAAGGATAATTACAAGTAATTGTCGGTGTTGCAGGCTTCCTTGTATTTATCAAGGTAATATCTTGACCACCTACAGCCCCACCGATAACATGAAAGATGTTTTTTCTGATAATGCCATCAATGAAACAAAAATCATCCCATTCCCAAGGCTGATAAATTGCATTGCGCTCCATCTTCCAAGGTGAAGCATCAACATCAATGACAATGGTTGCAGTTCGTTTCTTTGATTTCAGGCTGTTGACCGTGCATCTACCTTCATAGTAATAATGCTTGTCCCAGTCCATCATTATTTTCAGCCGCCGTCCGTGCAGATAATTTGTAACCTGTGACAAACGTGCCGCCCATCCGTTGAAGTGGTCAATAACCGTAAATGTGAATTGAAGTTTGCGGTTGCTATACTTAACTTCATCGGTCAAAACGTCCGTTAAGTCAAGTTCACCATCAGCACCCGGCACTTCAACTGTTTTTGTCTTTGCTCTCGGAAGGGAAACAGACTTGGATGAAAGAATCAATCCAAAGTCTGTATATGAATTTTTAGTTCCAAATGTCACTGTGTCCATATTTTATCCCCTTTCCTTTCGTTTTCTGATTGCACCAAGTTCCCGGTCAATCTTGGGTGTCAGTTCAGCAACCAATGTTCCATCATCAAGAACGATTTGAACATCAAACGCATCAAGCAGTTCGGGGAAGAACTCTTGCAATTCTTCCAAAATTCTTGCAACGATGCTTTCAAGGCTTCTGATTCTGTCACCAATTTCTGTTCTGATTGCGGTCATAAATCCACCGTTAGATGTCAAGGTTCTTGCATCTGTGCCATCCTCAACACTAAACTGATGAATTTGCTTTGCAATTCTGTTTATCCATCCTGTGTTGTTTTCTAACGGAACAACCGCTTCTGCACCACGTTCACCAAAGATTGCAGGTGTCGGTCTGTCAACAACACCACCTTCTGCAAGCTCTGCGATATGGCCAAGCGAAAATCCCCAGTGTTGACCACCGATTAACGGTACCCAGTCAGGAATGTCAATACTAATCATATTCAGACCATCAATGATTGCATTGACTGCACCGATTATCCAGTTGATAGGTGTTTTAATAACATTCCAAATACCATTCCAAAGGTTTGAAAACCATTCTTTGATGCCGTTCCAAGCGTTTTTGACACCGCTGACTGCGGCATTCCAAATGTTACTGAACCATTCACCAACACCGCTGAAAATGCCAACAATACCATCCCAAATTCCTTTGAAGAATCCGGTCACTTTGTTCCATACATTTTGAACATTATTCCAAGCTATTTTGAAAATGTTACCAAACCATTCACCTACACCTGAAAATATCTTTACAATCGAATTCCAAATATCAGTAAAGAAGTTGGTGACTTTAACATACATTATCAAAGCTTTTGTACGCAGGGTTTCAAAAATTCCGCTGAACCATTCGCCGATTCCAGAAAAAATTTCTTGAATTTTTTCCCACGCACCGCCAAAAATTTTAGTAAAGGCTTCCCAAATCTTGGGTCCTGCTTCAACCAAAGCCTGCGCAACTGACACAACGATTTTCGGGATAGCTTCAATCAGACCAATGATGATTTCAGGAAGATGAATCACCAGTTGAATCACCAGTTCAATCAGACCTGCAATGAGTTGTGGTATGCACTCAATCAGACCGGTGATGACCTTTTCAATGATGGTTGGCAAGGCTTCAATCAGCCCCATGATTATTTGTGGGATTGCTTCAACAATCGCCAAAATAAACGAAATAAGACCGTCAATCAGGGTTGGCAAATTGTCCATCAAAGCTGTGATAATTGAAACAATGATGTCCGGCAAGGCTTCGATGATAGGTTGCAAGATTTCACCGATGTGTTCCAGTAAGTACACAACTACGTCAGTAATAGCTGTTACAAGTTGAGGAATAAGGGTGGGAAGTGCTTCTGCTATGATTTTTACCATATCCGGTAAAGCATCAACCAATCCTTTGAAGATGTCAGTTATTGCTTTGATAATGTCCGGCAAAATGTTCATTATCAACTTTGTTATTTGTGGGAATATGCCAACAATCGCTTGCAAAAGGGCTTGTGCGCCTTTTACGATTTCCGGCAAAAGGGTATTGAGAACACCGGGCAAGGCTTCAATGATTTTGGGTGCAAGGCTTTGAATCAGCCCGGTGATACCGTTCAAAATAACACTGATTCTTGGAATAATGTTTTCACCAACAGTCACAATGCTGTTGAAGAAATTATTGACCAATTCATCAAGGTCAGCTTCATCATCTGCAATACCGGTTATCAGGTTTTGCCACGCTGATTTTGCTGACTGAATGGAACCCTGAATGGTGGTTGATGCTTCCTTTGCGGTTGTACCTGTGATGCCCATTTCGGTTTGAACAACGTGGATTGCTTCTGCTATATCGGCAAAAGATGAAATGTCATACTTGATGCCTGACAGTTTTTCAGCATCTTCAAGCAATCTTTGCATTTCTTCTTTTGTGCCGCCATAACCCAGTTTGAGGTTGTCAAGCATTGTGTAATTCTGCTTGGCAAAACCGTTATATGCGTTCTGTATTGATTCCATATCAGAACCCATCTTGTTTGCGTTGTCTGACATATCAATGATGATTTGGTTTGAAAGGTCAGCCGCCCGGCTGATGTTTCCCTCTGATGCCAAAAGGGATTGATTCAAAGATGCAGAAAAGCCCATGACGGTTTCAAGATAGTCATTTGCTGAAAGTCCTGCCGTCTTATAAGCCACCTTTGAATTTTCGATAACATCATAACTCAAATCTTCAAAAAGGGTTTCTACACCGCCGACTAATTGTTCATAATCGGCATAGGAATCAAGTGCCTGTTTTCCTACAGCAACAACGGCTGTTCCTGCCGCAACCATTCCTGCACCAATAACTTTTCCGGCTGTTGCGGCAACCCTTCCAACACCCGAAAAGAATTTTCCAAGTTTGCTTTCGGTTCTTTCACCTTCGTTGCCGAAATCCTCAACACTTTTCTGCGCTTCCTTTGCCTTGTCGGATGTTTCATCAATTCCCCTGTTCGCTTCTTCGTTTTTAAGGGCAATGGTGCCAAACAGTTTGAATAGTTCCATTCAATGCACCCCCTTTCTTTATGTGGGTTCATAGCCGTTCAAAATTGAAAATGAACTTTGAACTGTTGCTTTGATTTCGTCATCTGACATCTGTGTTTCTGCTTGTTGGTCAACCCCAAGTGATGCTTTCCAATCATTGAATGATTTTTCTTCATCAACTTTGTGCAGGAAGAATTGCCATAATTTTTCATCTGCATCCAGTTCAACCAGTTTTGCAACAAATTCTGCAAAGTTACCAGTTAAAATCATTTGGTCAACAAGCAAAAATGGACTTGCATATCTTTTAAATAGCAAGTCCATCCACTTGATGTATGTTAGTTGAGCAATTCCAAAGCAACCTTGAAAAAATCCGCAAAGTCATCCATCTTGATGAAGTCAATCAGCATCTTTGCAAATGTTGCCGGTGACATTTCGCTGATTTCCTTGACGGTCAGACCGCTGACATCCGCAAGCAACGCAAAGATGTCATTCTGACATTCACCATAATGTGCAAGAACGATGTTTGCCACCTTAAAGGCAATTTTCATTCCGGCAATGTTGGTGATTGCTTCCTTGGTCTTGGTTTTGTCCCTGAAAATCTTTGCCAAATCACCGGTGGATGCAAAGCAGTCTGTGAACTGGTCAATGCCAATCTTGCTGATGACCGCCGCCATCGGTGCAATATCCGTTGCCTGTAATTTTCTGAATGTATAGGGTTTCTTATTTGTTACTTCGTCCATTGTTCAACTGTCCTTTCTGTTTAACCCTGTGTGGGATAATAGATGTGATAAGGAAGTACCATAAGGTCAGCGGTAACATCCTGATAGCACTCAAAGGTTACCTTGACCACTGTGTTTTCCTTGTTCTTTGCTTCACCTTCAAAGCCGGTTGTGCAAAGCGCATTGTCAAAAATAATGATGATGGGTGTGCCGTCTGTTCTCCAGCCGACGAAAGCAAGGTTTTCAAAATAGTCACCTTCCTGAATGTCGGGTTTAGATTCAAGCAGGGCAAAACCTTCAACATCGGAATCAACAGTTTCACCAATCAAGGTGTTTTTCAGCAGGTCAGGTGTGATTTCAACAAGGTTTGTTTCAAGGGTTGCAACCTCACCCTGTTTGAAATCAAGACCCTTGACCTTGACCAACGCACCATCAACATCAACGCTGATAACTTCAGGCTTGATGCTGACTTTGTTGCCGCCGGATGTCGCACCAATCAGGGTTTCTTTTGCGTTCCATCCTTTGTAGAAATGGATGCTTGAATCAAATGCCGGTGCTGCATCGCCGTCCAGTTTGGTGTAATTGTCAGCATCGCTTTTGGCATAATAATTTTTGTAATTGGTTGCCCAGTCCGCAGGTTCAGCGGTCAAAGCGTGATAACCAAACTTCAAGCCTTTATGAAGTGTACCTGCACCAAGCATGATGGACTTGGGTGTTTTTTCCGTGACACCGTGCTTTGTAAATTCGTTATACATGAATCATTTTCCTTTCCAAGTTTTTATTGATAAGTTGACCTGACACTTTTTCAGGTCATCATCTTCAATGGGGATTGTTAAAGAACCACCATAAAAGACTGCAATCGCCGTTCCGTTCTTGATGGTTGTTTGACCGTGCAAAAAATGGTCTTTGATTGCTGTTTTTTGCTGTTCAAGTTCTAAAAAACTACCCCTTGTGAATCCAGTCAAAATGACAGTAGGTTCACACTTGCCATCCTCGGTGATGTTTTCGGGTTCGGTAACCTCACCGACCCAGTAAGGATAGGTCAAGGGTGTCTTTGTCATTTGCATAAATTCATAGGTCAGACCAAGTGTTTCCATTTGGTCTGAAACAAAAGCAAGAACATCAGTCATATCAGTTCAATCCTTTCAAATGTTCTTCCAATGCGACTTGAAGGCTTGGTTTCAAGGTTTCCATTGCGTTCCACAATGCCCTGTTCGGCTTTTTACCGTGTGTGAAATGACCATCACCTTTTTCATCCACATAGTACCAACCGCCTTTTCTGCCGTTTCCGTTTAGTGCATATTCACCTGTTCCAAATTCTTCCCAAATCGCATTTTGCAGGGGTGAACCGATGGTTGCGGTTAGTTCAGCTTCGTCAACAACATAGTCCCAAGAACCTTTTGTCTGACCGGTTCTGACCCTGCTGTTTCGTGCCGTCTGACTGACCAATTCCCCTGCCGCTTCGTGAAGAAAGGCAACCCCTGCATCAGCAAGGGCGGCTTTGCACCTCATCCTGTTATCCTCAAAACTGATTTTGCCCATCACTGACCACCAACGTATTTCAAATAAATTTCAAGATGTTGGTGCATATTCATAGGGTCATCAATGACTTCTATCTGATAGACCTGACCATCAATCAGCATCCTTGCGTTCTCGCTTGTAGCATCAACAGTTTTCTGCAATGTCGCATCGGAAATTTTGCCGTTGACAAAATTCAGCGCATCCCACACCCATTGACCTGAAAGACCTTTGAAGGATTGAAAATCACAAAGAAAAATGTGGGTGGATTCCTGAATTTTAGAATTGAAATTGGTGTTTGATGATTCGCCGTTTGAGAAATCCAACCAACCTTTAACTGATGCAACGTCAACCCAAGTGTGTGTGCGTTCACCGATGCTGTTCTTTTCGCCTTCGTCCTTAACCTGCAACAATGCAATCAGGTTTCCACCAATCTTTTTCATAGGTTAAAACCTCGCTTTGATGTATGGTTTCAGGAAACCAAGAAGGGTGATGGGATAACCCATCAACTGATTGCTTGCATCCTGCTGAAAATATGTCACACTATGCCTTGAAAGGGTTTCTGACTGAATACCAACCTTTTCACGGTTCTGAACATCCCACATCATCAGATTGATGACACCTTCTTTGAATGAAGCCGGGTATTGAACCTTGGTGATAAGGTTATAGGGTGCATCAAACAGTTCTTTGTCAAGTTCAATGGTGTGACCCACCCTTTTCATTTTCTTGACCACATACAAACCATCATTGATTGAATCAGTGATTTGAATGGTGTCACCCTCTCGGATGTATTCGCACCAACCGTCAATGCGGTTTGCGTTGGAAGGTGCTGAAAATCTGATTTTTCTGTTTTGGAAATTGTTGTTGGTGTAGGCTCTGACAAGTTCTTCAATCGCATCAAGTTTCATCTGCAATACTGCTTCATCAACCCCATCAAAATCAGAAATTTTTGTCAGTTCCTTGACATCAATAATCATTGTCAACACCCCTTTCTGCAAAAAATAAAACCCCTGACTTCATCAGAAAAAGTCAGGGGTTATGTGTTGAAATTTAGTCAGCGGTAACGGAATAGCCCTTGTGGTTTCTGAACCATTCAGCCATTCTTTCATTTACGCCAACCGCCTTGCCGTTCGCAAAGGCAACGCCACCTGCACCAACGCCGGTGAAATTGTTTTCAACCGTAACAGTGAAGGTCTTTGCCTTTTTAGGGGTTTTCTTCTTGGTTTCCTCGGCGGTTTCGTTTGTGTTCTGTTCGCCCTTGGTTTCGGGCTTCTTGTTTGTATCAGCCATTATTATTCATCCTTTCTTATGCAATCTTGATGTTACGGAGAACACCAGCGTGCTGTGTGTTCTTCAGAACAGTTGCGGCAACCAGTTCCAGTTCCGCATCTTTGACCGGGTTCGGCTTGCTGAAATCAGGCAAGAAGGATTCAATGACGGAAGAACCGTTCATTGTGATGCCGTGGAAGCCGTCATTTACGTCAAACTTGACACCATAGATGTCAGTAACGCCGGTAACGGAAGAACCGCCGATGGTCTTTGTAGCAACAGGAATGACCGCATTTGCGGTTGCGTGACCATCGTTGATGGTGTAATGATTCTTCATGTCGATGAAACGCAGACCATCAAGGCTGATAACCTTCTTTCCAAAAGCCTGTTCGGATTCGGTCTTGTAACCAAGGATTCTTGCCACCGTCTGAATCTTGGAAATCATCTTGGTGTTCATCAGAAGCGCATCGGCATCTGTTTCAGCCGCAAGAATGGTCAGCTTTTCATAAAATTCATCGGCGTTCTGCTTCAGTGCTGCCATCGTGGAAATGTCAATGCTTCCATTAGCGTTGTACTCGGTGGTTGTACCTGCAACCATCGAATCAAGACCTTCAAATTCGGGATGGTCACCGCTTGCAGTTGTTACTGCATCACCGTTAATCAGGGTGTAGTTGAACAGGGATGCAACCGCCTTGATGTGTTCTTCAAGCTGATAAGCAAAGTTGTTGAAGCGACCATTCGCCTTGTTCAGCACTCTGTCAAGCTGAATTTTGCCGCCCATAATTGCAAGCTGTGCAACAAACTGTTGAACAGTTGCTTCGGAAGCGGTATATTCGCCATAC